GGTTGTAATCCATGAACTTAGTAGACACTACCTCGTAGTCTTCGTCATTTATGCCACTATTCTCTAAGTCTTTAAATAGCTGTTCGAACTCTTCTGAAGAAAACTGCCTAGATAGTGTAGGCTGTGACGGTCTAGTTCTAGGTGGTAGCCCTACAATAGCTCTAATTTCATCTGAAGTCATAGACTCTAGTACTTTAGTAGCTACTAATGGAGAAATAGTTCCAAGGCTTTCCGCTACCTCGTTAACATTCACCTCTTCTGTAGGTAATCCTAGTTTCTCTCTAATTTCTTCTGTAGTCATTACCTGTGTTACCGTAGCTTCGCTAAAAGGCTTACTAACTACCTCTGTTCTAATTATCTTTAAACACCCTGGAAGCCCGTTAAAAACTAAAACACTGTTGTATAACTCTTCTAAAAGATCTTGTTTAGGAGTTACGTATCTATTTTGAAAAGCTTCTGAAGCTGTTCTTAGTTCATCTGCGTTGTTGCCTAGCCCTACATCTTCCTTAACACCGAATAAAGTAGGATTAGTTACACCATGACCTGTGTATATTTCTTGCCCTGTCTGCTTGATTAGGTTAAGGAATTTATCTTGGTGTCCATCGTCCTGAATTGGAATAACATCTACCGCTTTATCTTTACCGTCATCAAAAGATAACATAAAGCTTCCAGCGTTGTTAGATCCAGTGAACTTCTTTTTAATTTGTTTTTCTATCCACGCTTGTTGATCTGGTGTAGGTTCACCATTGTGGAAGTTTATAATGAAAGAAGCTGCAAATCCAGACTTAATGTTATTTAAGGTGTAGTTTGCTATCTCTGCTTCTGACTCAATATAAGGAATAGAACCTATATAACTTGGTAATGGGTATTCTTTTAGGTCGGGTCTATAAGTCTTGTAGTAGATTATAGAGTTGTTCTGTGGGTTCTCAGGATCAAACGGTACAAACTCTTTAAAGTCTTCGTTTTCTTCTGGCTTTCTACTTTTCCAGTCTGAGGTGTAGTAGAATTTAGAACCGTCTACACTTACACGAATCTTAGAAAAATCAATATGGTGAAGTTCTGCTATCTTATCTCCACCCCTATTAAGAATGGTTTCTACTGCATAACCACCAAATAATTCTAAATCTGTAGCTACCTTGTAGTTAAGTTCTTTTAAACTATCGTTACCTACTGACTTAATAAAACCTTCTACTTTAGACTTGGTTAATAAGTCCATTGTACCTTCACAAGTAAAACCTTGCCCTACGATATAAGACACCTTACCATTAACAATGGCATTGTGTTTAGGTGAAGTGTTGTAAAGCTCTATTAGGTAATCAGGGTATCTGTTCTTCCACTTTCCATCAGTACCATAAAGAATCCAGTCTTTATTCTTAGCTTCTTTAAATACAGGTGGTTCATGTGCATCGAACCCTACATAAATAAAGTTGTATTTGTTTTCTTTACTCATTAAGAAGTAATTTTATTTACTACAAAGTCGCTATCTATATCATTGCTAACGAACGTTTGACCATTGCCATCATCTAGTAACATCTTGCCCTGTTCTAATAAACCAGAATCCACTAAAGCCTTATCTAGGTTGCTTGAACTAGCCTGTCCATACACCTCGTAAGTATAGAAACCTTCGTTACCCAAAACTACACTACCGTTAGTTCTATCGTCTGTACCTTCAGTAATGGACATAGTGTTCCACCTTAAAGGATTAGTAGAAGTGTCTGTAGTTAGAACGGTGTATTCTGTTTGCTCCTGATCAGATTTAAACACGAATAGATAGTAATCGTATTCTGTTTGCTCTGTCTCATAAAGTGTTACAGTAACATTATTCGCTTGGTCGCTCGTCAGTTGAAGTGTCACTTTTCTTTCTTTTCTTTTTAAAAACGTTTAACCCTAAATTCTTATAGTGCTGGAATTGGCTAGGGTCGTTTACTACTCGAACTTTAAACCCATTCACACTGAATGTAGTTTTACCGTCTTTGTATTTATCTAATAGCTCCATACTCTTATATGGTATTTTTTTTTATATTTGTAAAAAACTAAACTAATATGAATCACTGCACAGTAGTTTGCACAGGTAATAGCTTAAGAGGTTTCGACTTTAAGAACCTACATGGATACATTATAGCAGTTAACTGGGCGTTCCAGCATATTGACTATGATATATGTGTAGCTAGAGATAGCCCTAAATCATTTAATACTAAGATACCTAGACTAGAAACCTTAAACCATCATGGTGGTAAATGGGAGTCTAAAGGGTTAGGAGTAGCTAGAGAACCTTATACGGTAGCTGGGTATAACTGCACTGTAATAACAGCCTTAAACATAGCTATTCAATTAGGATATAAAAGGATCTACTTACTAGGTGCTGATAATAGACTAGATGAATACCTACATTTCTATGATGATAAGAAGCCAGACTTCCAACAATCTAATAGAAGTATACATTTCTTTAAGAATGTAGAACAGTTTTTCTATGGATTCCAGGAAGGTCTAATAGATGAAGAAATAATTACAGTAGAATCTAGTCTACCAATGTTTAAGAATATTACTTTAGAAGAGTATACTAAGGTGGGTGAATTATAACGGCTCTGATATGGTGCGTTTTGCACCGAAATAAATTAATAGCAACAACTTAAAAATAAAGCAATGAGTAATTTAAAAGACGAGAAAAAATGCACTATATCTTTTGTTGGCAACAGTACAGCAAGAGAGAAGTACAAACAACTAAAGGAAGCAATAATTGAAGCCACAGAGCAAATAGATGAGGAGACTGAATGGCAAAGCTATGAGCCTGACTGGTGGACTGAAATGATGGATTTGCAACGAGAAATGAGATAGTATTGTTGTCAACGCCCATGTAAACCACGTTTTAATGTGGCTTTACATTGTGTTATAAAAAAGAAAAGCACCCTATAAAGGATGCTAATCTTAAACTATGATTATGAAAAGAACTATGCTGTAGTTAATCCTGATACTACCGCACTCTGAACTTCATAAGGGTAAACGTTAGACTTAGAAGTGAATCCTAAAGTATATCCGTTCATGTCTCCGAATAAACGCCCTGAAGCGGCTGTGTTAGTACCACCCATCTTATCAGCACCGTTATCAAATCCAAGACCCCAGAACTTGCCATTCATGTCTTCAATGATAATAGCTAATCTATTAAGTGCTAATAGGTGTAATTCTTCGCTAGTCGCTGCTACCATTTTCTTCATAGTGAAGTTAAGCACAGATTCGTAGAATGTTGTACCATTCTCTACAGATACATTTTCTGTAGTTACGAAATCTCCGTTTTCCTTCTCTAGGTTATAGATGAAGAAGTTAGTAGAAGTAACTTGTGTTATTGCTGTGATTTCTCCGCCTGTAGCTGTAAAGGCAGATACATTTCCAAACTCAGAAATATATACCTTTTTGATTCCTCCTACAGAATCTCTACAGTCTAATGAAAAACCAGTTGTTAATGTACAAGCCATTTTTTAAAAGTTTTTTAATGTTTATAATCCTGTTGAATGTACTCTATATGCTACTTTGATTCTAGCTACACCATCACCTGTAGCAAAGTCTCCAGTTGCACAAGTAATCATGATGCCCTTGTTAGCAGTCATTGTAGCCGCTACTGGTATCATTGTTGTAATAGAGTCTGCCGCTGCCTGTACTACCGCTGCTGCTACAGTTCCAGATAGATCCGTTCCGCTTGTTTCTTCTTCTAAAACTACAGCACCACCTGAAGTGTATTGTGTAGTCCCATAGTCAAAGATAAAAGTAGCACCTGCAAACTCTAGTACTTTACCTGCTCCTGGTGCTGATACCATTTCTACAGGTGTTGTGTTTAGAGCTTTAATTTGAGCAGAAGTAAGTGAAGCTTCAGCCACATATATAGTATCGTCAATCTCATCGAACTTAGCTTTAAGCTTAGAGTTAGAGAAGATATCCCCATATTGGTTAATTGTACTCATTTGTTATTTTTTTAAATAAAAAAGGGTAGGCAATTTTACCCACCCCTTCCTATTAGTTTAATTAATCTATTATACTAAAGTGAACTCTACAATCTCAGTATCGAAAGCGATCTGTGTACCGTACTTAAATGCTGCTGCATATTTTACGTTTCTATCATCTTCTGAATACCAGATTCTAAAATCTTCCTCTTCGCCTTCCATATCTACTCCGATGTAGAAGTTAGACTGTCTACCTGCGATGATTCTGTTAGTTCCAGAAAGACCAGCTACACCTACAACTCTTAAACTAGTTCCAATTAATGGAAGTTCACAAGTTTGGTTGTCTTCTGATGTGTAGTGGAAAAGGTTTCCTTCTACAATCGCTTGTTGGTACAATCTGAAAGTATCTAAACCTACAAAACAGATAAGGTCATTAGCTTTAAGGATTGATTCTGGAATAGCGTTATAAACACCCCAAAGGATAGAAATAACGTTAGATTTAGTAATCCCTGTTGCAGAAGTTACACCGTCAGCGTTACCATCTACTGCGGAACCAGCATCAATCAACTTCAAAAGTCCATCGAATTTGTTAACGTTCGCTAACGTGCTTGTAGTATCTCCTTGCCAGATTGCATCTTCCAAAGCTTCAGCGATTAATGCTGCTTTATGCTCTGCGTACATTTGCTCGAATGGTAGGTCATCTTCACCGTTAAGTGATCCTGCTCCCAACATTTTAGAAGTGTAGTAAGATTTAAGTGTCTTAGGACAAAGCACTTCCTGTACTGTAATGTCTCCTACTGTTATTGTTCTTTGTGTTAATGGGGTTGAATCTGTACCAGAGAATGAACAACCATCGTCAGCAAAAGTAACTGCACTATCCATAATGTTGATAGTAGCTGATTCCTTAATGCCTGATTGCATATTCATGTACCCTGCTGAAGTTGCTTCAGTTACAGATTTCTTAATTAGCTCAAACTTATTTTCGTCAGTCCAAGCTGATAATCCTGTTACATCTAAACTCATTTCTTAATTATTTAAAGTATCTTTTTAAATTGTCAATCCCATTAGAACGCGACTTATCTAAAATTGGATTGTTTTTTTTCTTGTTCTCTGTCGCTTCTTGTGCTGGCTGATCTGCTAATTCTGTAAGAGCCTGATAGAATTTTCCATTCATTTCAGAACCTTCTTCTTTAACCTTACTGAACTCAATTTGCAGTTCATCCATTTCTTTCTTTAGTTCTTCGTTCTCTTTTTTAAGAGCTTCAAACTGTGCTTCGAATACAGTAGTAACCGACTCGATCACTTTCTTAATCTCAGCTTCATTCATTTTAGGTGCTTCATCGCTTTCTGTGTCCATAGCTTCCTCTTCAGCTGCTACTTCTTGTACTTCTGCAATAACACCACCTTCTTCTACTACTACGATTCTGCCGTCTGCTAACTCATAGCTACCTGCTGGAACAGCTACAAACCCATTCTCTGGATCTTCAACTGCCATAACAGCACCTACAGCAACATCTGGTTCAATCTGTACTAGTGTACCGTCTGCTAGTTGTGCTTCTACGAATTTCTGCTCAGTAGTCTCAGTAGTTTCTTCTTTGTCTTCTGTCATATCCAAAACTTTATCTAAGTCCTTCTGCTCCTCTTCGTTAAAACCCAACGCAACACCGATTTCTTTTAAGATTTCTTTTGCTTTACTCATTTGTTGTGTTTTTTTATTAATGTTTATTTTTTAACAAGGTGTAAAATTTAGGATGCACTTTTCATTGACCTAACGAAATTCCTAACTATTTCACGAATCTCTTCTAGCTTTTCTTCATCTATGTCTTTAGGTTTAGTTTGTCCAAAGAAGCCTTCTACACTAAAACCCTGGAAAGTACCATCTTTGACTTGTTGCCATACCTCTTCAGATTCTACCCTAGCACTAATCCACCACGATCCATCTGGTGCATCTTCGAAGTTGTCAGGTGCTTTAGTTCCACGCTTAGAATCTCTAATAACCGACTCTATTAAGTATACGCCATCTGCACTCTGTTGGGTGTGCATTATATTGAAGTGGTTGTTTCTGTCTTCTCTCATGTACTTGTGTACAATCTTTTCAATAGTGTCTTTTCTGAAGATTACCTGAAAGCGTTCACCCGTTTCTTCGTCTATCCTTGGAATGGGTAAGTCTGCTTTCATAGCCCACCCCGAAATAATTCGTTTCTCTTCGTTCTCTATCTTGAATTTAGCCTTATACTTATTAAAGGCTACCCAATTAGATTCTATTGCTGGAACATCTACTAAAGCGATTTCCAAGACTCCGCTATCTTCTTTCTCTTCGTCTATTACTAATTCAAATAATTTCATTATCCTAATGTTGCGTTTTGTTCAGCCACATTCACATTGTTCTGCACTTCGTTGATCTCTACTACAGCTACAGTTGCTTGTGTTTGTGGTTGGTCTATTATTGTACTTGTATTACTTACTGGGCTAATTGCTGCACCTCCACCTGCTGCACCTCCACCTGTCGGAAGGGCTAAATCTGCACCACCTCCAGCACCACCCTGACTAAGTAGTTGCTTTGCCTGTGCTACATTGGCTAGTACTGTTGCTACTGTTGTTAGAATCGCTCCAATGTTACCAGGGAATGGTACACCTGCTGAAGCTGCGATGCCTGCTGAAATAGCTCTAGCTGTATCTATTGCTAACTGTCCTACTGCTAACGCTCTTTTTATCTTATCACGTTTCTTCTCGTTGCTTACAAATATGTCAGATAGACTGTTCATTATTTCTAAACCTGATTGTAGACGGTCTAATTGTTTCTGTCTAACAGCGTTATCTGCTTCTGCTATAGCTTTGGTTTCTTCGAATCTCTTCTGCTCTTCTGCAACCATAGCACCCATAATCAAAGAGAAGTCTAATACAGTCTTTTCACCTTCTTCTTGTCGCTCATCCCTAATAATAGTAGCACCTTTTCTTTGTACCTCTACTATATCTTTAGTCTGTTGTAGCCACGCTTCCTTCTCTGCTTCAAATTGCTTTTGGAGTTGCTCCATCTTAGCCTTGTGGGCTTCCTCTCTTCGCTTCTTAGCATCTGCTTCTGCTTCTTCATCTAGTTTAGCCTGTTCGATATTAAAAAGCTCATCTTGGAAAAGTAGCTCTTCTTGCTTCTCCTTGTCTATTGCTATCTGATCTGATGCTATTTGCTTCTTGCTTAAAGTTTGTATAGCTCCATACCAATCACCATTAGCTTGCTGCTCTTCTGCTATTCTCGCTAACTCATCGGTTAACTTCTCGTTCTCTGCTATTTGATCTGCTACAGACTGCTTTAAGGTTTCTAGCTTTTGCTTTTCTAAGTCTCTATATTCTTCGCCAGCTGCTTTACGCCTTTCTATATCCCTGTCTATCTGTCGAATAGTTTCGTCTGTTAGTCGGGTAATAGCTTTGATTTGTCTTTCAGCACTATCTTCTGCCGCTTGTGCATCTTTCTTTAACTGTGCTGCTCGTTGCTTGCTAGCTTCGTTCTGCTGTACTACACTATCTGCCGCTACTATACCTAGAGCTTGCAAGGCTTTTTTAACCAGTTCTGCAAACTTTATAAAAGGCTTCATGGCTGTATCAATCATATCCATGATAGCATCCTTGAATGTAAAGAACGCTGCTACGGCTGCTGAGATAGCAAGTATAATTATACCTAGTGGGTTTAAGCTTACAATAGCGTTAAAGGCTTTCATGGCTAACCCCGCTACCCTCTTAGCTGCTGCTAGTGCCTTAGTCTTAACTATGGCTGCTGTGCTTACTAGGTTATCTTTCATCTGGGCTATTCTACCCGTCTTTACAAGATTGTTATGTAGCTTTCTAGCAGAACTTAACCCTTCAATAGCACCTTTGAAACCTATAGATATTGCCATTGCTTTCTCTATAGTCTCTGCGAACTCCTGCATGGTTTCATTTTCACCACCAAGAAGTACAAAGGCTGCCGTAACATCTCCTACACTACCAGCTAGTCCACCCATTTCTGAAGCTACTTGATCTGTGTCTAAAGATTCAAAACCTAGTTCTATATTCTTAATCTCTGAGCCTGTTTGAGCCATTGCAGTGGATAGCTCTCTAAATCGCTTCTGTCCTTCTACAGTGGATCTATCAACCTTCTCTAACTCTTCTTCTAAGTCTTTAAATCCATCACGAAGGTCACCCAATGACATTTTAGCCTTATCGGCTTCTATAAATAATTCTATGCTTAAACTTTCGTCTGCCATTTTACTTTTCTTCTTTCCATGTTAAACCTACAGTAGTATTAGTAGCTGTTCCGCTTACTGTCTTTGCTGCTACTACGAATGTGTCACCAGGTAATATCTCTGTCTTTAATTGGGTAAGGTCTACTACTTCACTAGCATTAGCCGCTACTACAAAAGCATCTATTAAAGTTCCATTCGTTACAGTAGTACCAGATTTATCTGCTATTATGATAGAATTGTATTCATCTTCATACTGGAAGTTTGGTGTGCCTGCTACATCTGGATTCCTGAATATTTCTACAATTAACCCTTTATTGTGTTCGTTGTCTACCGATACAAGCAATGGAAAAGCCTTTCCAAGGTTGAAACGGTCACCGTATACAATCCTATTTTTAATGGTTAACAGGTTGGTTAAATTCGCACTACCTACGCTTGCTACTGTATCAACATCTGCAAAGGTGTTGTTTTTAATTACCTCATCTCCCTGCAAGAACATAGCTGCTGATGCACCCAACACAGTTAAGTTACTACCGCTACTCCCTAGACTTGCTGCCGTCCAACCTACTTTAAGGTTAGGGCTTCCAAGGTTAGTAACATTATTAACGTTAGCCCATTCTATCTGATGCACTAATTCAAAGTCACCTTCGTTAGGGTTATAGATAAAGTAAGATATATTAGCCACCCCTAGATAACCAAACTGTATTTTATATAAATTTAAGTAGGTAGGGTCGAATCCATCGAAAGGTGCTGCTACATTAAAAGATGCTTGTGCTGTGTGGTTGTCGGTCTTGTCTACTCCTGCTGTTTGTTCTGCTATTGATACCGTAGAAGCTCCACTTGTTGACATTGTGCCTGTCTTGTTTCCTGTACTCCTAGAAATACAATATACCATATCATCTACCTGCTCGAATCTCCATTTACCCCCTACAGTGGCGTCACCTTCTAAGCCTGCCCTTAATTTCTCTGCTGTTGTTTGCACTGAGTCCCCTGCTGCTGTGGTTACGTTTACAGCATCACCATCTAATGTGATTGTAGTAGTTCCTGTTCCTGAAGCTGTTACTGTTAATAACTGTACTTCTGCTGCACCCCCATAAGAATGTAAAGTACTGAAATCAGCGCCATCATAACCAAAGCCTAGGGTTTCAGTCAGCGAGAACATTCCACCGAACTGGATACTATTAGCCACACCTGTAGTGAAGGATGCTGTGAACTTACATTCTACACCCTGCCCTGCTCTATAGTTTATAGTGTCTACTGATCTAACTACGCCATACCCACCTACACTTGTTCCTGATTGACATCTAAACAAGTTTCCTGAGTTGTCTGCTGATCCTCCTGTAGCTTCAAATATTTCTAAGTCATTTAGATTTGCTGGATCTATTTGATACTTATTAGCTATCTGTACAATAGGCGTTAAGTGGTCTGTGGTTAATTCCCCAAAAGCCCCACGTGAGTTAGGCTGGAAATTAATATCTATTTCTTCGAAGTGGCTCATAATATTATCCAGTTGCTTACACCATCAAATTGAAGTGGTACATTTGTGTTAAGATTATTTATAACTAAGTTGGCTTGCCCCTCTATAGTTTGACCTTTACCACCTACTACAGTAATCTTATTAGCTGCACTTGTTTTCTTAATTCTAAATATCTTCCCTTCACTAGCATCATCTGTCATTGTTACAGTAATATTACTACTAGAGGTGTCTACCTCATAAGTGGTGTTTTTTATGTCAGTTGTGAAATTTGTTGATTTCTCTACTACTACATCATCTCCAGACTGAGCTACACCATCTATGTATGTT